GGAGCCTTCTCCGCGTACAACGCCACTTCCCATTCGGTGATCTTCACGGCGGACTTCTCGATGGATGCGCGCAGGCTTGCGTGTTGGGTCTGGTCCGCTTGTTGCAGGAGGCGGATGGCCTCGGCCGGCGTGCCGGCGGGTGCCAAGCCCTGCGTCACGTCATGGACACCCGCGATGTCCTGCATATCGCGCTCGATCTTCTGCAGGAACGCCAACTTGTCACCGCTGATGCCTTGGCTTCGGCTGAACATCGGAGGCCCGCCCGCGGTGGCATCGTAGTAAATCTTCCGTACACCACGTCCACGGATCTCGTCGAACGCATCCGCTTGGGTGCCGATACCCTTGGCGATAGCCACGAAGTCCACCTGCTGCTCCGCCTGCTCGAGGGCTGCGGACAGGATGCGATTGTAGGTGTATTGGAGCGAGATCAACTCACCGGCAAGACTGCGCCCATACGGGGAGTCAGACCGGCTCTGGTACGAAAGCGGAACAAACGGGAAGTCGTCGAACTTCTTGTAAGGCCACGGGCCGTTGTAGAGTACGACTCCACCAGCCACGATGATGTACCGGCCCTTTGGGAACTTGGAAGTTGGCTTCTCCCAATACTCCTTCAGCACGGCGGCATCCATGCCCTTGCCCATGCCAGGAGTCTGGACAGGGGAAGCGAATCCGATTCCAGAGTTGAGGTACTGGTTGACGTACCCGTTGATCGCGCTCTGGCGTTTGGCATCCGGCTTGACGGACTTGCCCTTCTCTCCGAACTTGTCAACAAAGTACGACAACGGACGAGTCTCGGCGTGTATCAGCCATCGCACCTGCTCCCAGGACTTGGCGGTCGGGTCCAGGAACACGGAGAATGCGGGGAGGATCTCCTCGCAGATATCCCCCACAGGCGCCTGCTCAAAGTTCACCGAACCATCGAAGTCCACCACCGGGATGGTGTTCATCTTGTTGTCGTCCCAGTAAACCTTCAGGAAGCAGGTGCTGGACTTGAGCGCCCATGACACGCGCTCCTTGGTCTGGGTTATGCGGTCAAACTTACGAGCGCAGTGGCCTCGAATGGCTTCGGCTTCCTTGGCGGCTTGCACATCCAGGGGGTCATCGGTGAGCGGAACTGCGCGAACATCCGGAGAAGCAAGAGTCGCTTGCGACTCAACCTTCATCAGCAGAGGTCTAACCTTGGGACTGGTCAGATAGCGATGACGCTCTTCGTCGTTGATGAGCGAGATGAGTTGATCGGCTTGGCGATTCAACCCGACCCATTGACGACCTTCCTCGAAAGCAAGGCCAAGCGCCCAGTCGATCTCCAATGGCGCCCTGTGATCTGACGCGGTCTTGAACTGGTCGTCAACGTAATTGAGGATCTGCCACTCGGACTCGGTCGGTTCCTGAAGTTCCTTCACTTCAGGATCAAGCGACAAGTCTTTCTCCGATTTCGGAGCCTTTGGTTGGAATGGCAGTCTCATCACATGAAGTCCCGTTCGTTTCTTCCTTTGATTGTACGTCTGAACAGTCGTTTCACGCCATTGAAACCACCGCGAAGCAATCTAATCTCATACCACACCATGAGCATGGCGAACAAGATGGCGTAGTCCATCAGATATGTTCGTCCTTCTTGGTGTTCCTTTTGAGGTACTCAGATGTGATTGTGGCATATTTCGGCATCGTTCGCTCTATGTTTGCCACGCTAGCCTGTGTCCTGACAAGCGTCATATACCGAAGCGCGTCCAAGGCGTGATCCTCGAGCGTCGTGTCCAAGTCCTCGGGATTCTTCTCGTCCCTGATCATAAGAGGGATGGTCCTGATCAGATTGGGACATCGTCCCTTGAATACGATCAGATCGTCCGTGTGCATAAGTTCCTTCAGGCGCGTCCAACCAACCATGCGGTTGTTGATCGCCGGGACTGCATGGATGCCTTCCCGCCAGAAGGCTTCGACAGGGTATTCGCCAAGTCGTTTCGCCGGGTCTTTGGGTGGGAACATGGCAGGATCCGCAGCGACAAGTACGTCTTGCGGATCCGTGATGCCGAATCTACGGAAGCAGTCCTTGATCATCCTGGCCTGTTCACGCGGCAACATGCCGGCGCCGTAGGCTTCATCCACCACTAGGAGCTTGTTTGATTCGTCGACTGCTCCCAGAACGAATGCGAATGGGTTGGCTGTGCCGAAGTCGAGACCTCCGATGTACCGGAAGTGCTTTGGTATGTCGTATGGGACGACGACGTGCTTGTCCTCGTACCACTCGTCGAAGAAGCGTCCTCCGACTTCGAGGAACTGGGCTTCGATTTCCTGCGAGAAAGTACTCGTAGGAAGTTCTCGGCGCATCGCCTCAATCTCTTCAAAAGGGATATGAGGATTCGTCCACGATGGCATCTGCCAGCAGGCGAACTCGGGATCTCTGGCTGGGTTTTCGGAGTTTCCACGCCACCACAACTCCCAATAGTAATCACGACCTCGAGGTGTGGATAGGAACCACGCATCGCCTTTGAGGTCAACAAGCGTAGGACGTATCGCCATTTCCCATGCAATCTGGAGGTGGCGCGCCTTCGCCGCCTCGTCAAGCACGACACGTTGGTACTTCCGTCCACGGCAAGCCTCCGGATCGCTGTCGAGCGACCAGAAGTCAATGATACCGCCGGTGGAAAGTTCCAACTTGTGCTGTTGGGCGTCGCGCTTCACCGTGATTGGTCGGAGCAGTCGGCATATCTCGCGCCATACTTCGGACAAAGCCTTGTAGTCCGGAGCGAACCAGGCTGTCGGATATCCATCCAATGCCGGTTCTATGGCAAGCCAAGAGCCGATGGTGGTTTTCCCCCATCGGCGTCCACAGTTGATCACGTTGAATCGGGAATGCTCCCGAAGCACTTCCTTTTGGGCCTTGTGAGGAGGTGGCATATCCGGACGCCACATTGTCGGACGCCTTTCGGAACCCGGCAGGTGTTGCCCGAGTTTACGCCTAACCCTCCTCGCCCTCGCCGCTAGTTCCAATGTCTTCCATCTCCAGAGGCTCGTCCTCTACGGGTGCGATCCGCTTGGGAGAGTTGGCAGCTACGCGATGCGGGTCCGCCTCCAACTCAGCCTTGATGATCTTCTTCTCCATGCGCCATCGCTCTTCCGCCAGTTTCATGTTCCGGCGGTCCTTCATGCTCATGTACTCCTCGGACTTGCGTTCAAGGATCCACCTGGCAGCATCCGTGTTGCCTTCAATCGCCGCACGGGTGAGCGAGTCCAGGATCATCCGTTCCTTCAGAACCTGCGCCTGACGCACCTGATGGTCGAATTCCGGAACCTTGCGTAGTTTGCACAGCTCCAGGTAACTCAAACCGGAGATCACGCACGCGGTCTCGATACGATTGCCTTCGCCAAGTATCTGAAGGAACTTCTCGATCTTCTTGCGAAGTGCTTCCTTCTCTGCTTCCTTCTCTTCTTGTGTCATATCAAAAGCCTTTAGGACGCCCCTTTCGGGGCGCCCTTTGGTTCATTCCGCCTCTTCTATGGAATCCCGAATTTCCTTCTGGTATTCCAACTTTGCGCTTGCCAGCATACCCAACGCCAAGGTTGGTCCAGTACTGCACCTTGCTGTTACACGCTCCACGTCGAGGAGTGGATCGTACTCATGCAGGATGTACAGAACGGTGATTCCGTATTGCCGTGCTTCCTCGGACAGATCGTATAGACGCTTCTGAAAGCACTCGATGGAGTTCTCGGTCAATCGGATACCACCTTGTCTTCAAAGTCCTTGGCGCCATTGAACCGGAACAATACGGCTTCGCGGGCTGGGACCGGTTTGAAGCAATCAGGAAGTTCCTTACCGCTGTTCATTGCTTCCTTTACAGGAGTGATCAAGATGCGCTTGCTCACCTTCACGGCATCCGGGCAGTTCTCTTCCGCCCACGCTATGGCTTCCTGCTCGTCGGCAACTTCAACGGTAGGCTTGACTTCGCGGAATGCCACTTGACCCCACGGGCAAGTCCAGGTCTTGGATCGGTACGTTCCGTCCTGCCGGCGGGGTAGCGCGGCTTGAGCGATGAACCCTGCGCTGGACTCGTATCGGTAGCGGAGCCAGCTCACGCGCGCTTCCTGCTGCTTGACCATCTTGCGGCAGTTCTCGATGACGATATCCAGTTCACGCTTCTTCGCCTCAAGTTGGACTTCGGCGTCCATGAGACGGCGCATGAA